TGGTGAGTGGAAACGGCACCGCGCCCAACATCGAAGGTATCACCAAGGCCGGTAACTTCACCGCCCACGGCTACACCTCCGCATCGTTGACTGCACTGGGCTTGTCGCCTACCAACCGCCTTGACCTGATCGGCAAAATGATCGGTGACTGCGCCTTGGCTGATTACCCTGCTGACGTGATCATCCTCAACACCGGTGACTGGTGGACGATGCGCTTGTCCAAGGGCACGGACGGCCGCTATTTGCTGGGTGACCCATCCTCCAGCGTTGCGCCAACCCTGTTTGGTCGTCCTGTGGTGGCGTCTAACGCGATGGTTGCGGGCAATGTGTGGGTGGGTAGCTTGTCGCAAGCGATGACCCTGCACAACCGCGAAGGCATCGTGGTGGATATGTCCGACAGCGACGAAAACAACTTCCAACTGGGCTTGGTTTCCATCCGTGCGATGCGCCGCCTTGCCCTGACCGTTGAGAAGCCAGCGGCTGCCCGTTACGGCTTGTTGCTGCCAGCCTAAACCATACCGGCCCGTTAGCGCGGGCTGGATAAACATCATGGTTGAAGTTGAAATTCTCGGTTGCGTCATGACGGCGCAATACGGTGTACTTTCTACCGGCGACATTCTGCGCACCAGCAAGGAATTCGCCGCCCATCTGGTTGATGACTGCGGTGCTGCAAAGTACACGCAAGCCGCACCGGAAGCTGACGCGGCTGAGCCTGACGCGCCAAAAAAGCGCAAGCCAAAGGCCGCGTAAATGAGCCTACTCACACTAGCCCAAGCCAAATCGCATTTGCGCATCGATGGCACCGCATCTGACGCTGATCTGACGCTCAAGATCGAAGCCGCAGAGCGCAGTGCTATCGAGTATTTGGGCTGCAATGTGTATGAGGATGAAACAGACTTGGCACGCTCCATTGCTGCCGTACCTGCTGAACTTGTCGCGGCAAAAGCGGCGTATGACGCGGCGTATCTGGTAGCGGTTGAACTTGAGGACGCAGAGCTATCGCAACTGGCGCAAGAGTATGCGTTTTTTGTGTACTCACGTGCGAGAAACGCAGCTACACGCACCCGCAATGGTGTTGTGGTTAACGAGCTAATCCTTTCGGCCATGCTGCTGATTCTGGGCTGGCTGTTTGAGACACGCGAAGATGGGGCTGAAATGCCGCGTGCTGCGCGTGATTTGCTGCATCCGTACAGGTGCTATGCATGAAAGCTGCCAGCCTGCGCCACCGCATCACCCTGCAAACGCTTGCATCCGGCCAGGATGAAATCGGCCAGCCTGTGACAACGTGGCAAACCACCGCTTTGTTATGGGCTGACGTGCGCTATTTATCGGGCCTGAGCGCTATTAAGGCGGGCGCGGATACATCTACGTCAAAGGTGAGCATAAGAGTGCGCCACGGCTCGTTTAACGCAGGCCAGCGGGTGCTGCATGATGGAAAAGTGTTTGATGTGCAGGCGGTGATGCCGGATGGCAAGCGCGAGTTTGTGGATTTGGTAGCGGTGGTGATCAATGCTGACGTTTGACGTAAACCTTGACAGCCTCACGCGCCAGATTGACAAGATTGGCGCGGACGCGAAAGACGCCATTCGCCCCGCTGCACAAGCCGCTGCGCAGGTGTTTTATGACGCAGTGAAGGAAGCCGCGCCCAAGTCGAAGCACGCTCACTGGTTTACTGGCACAGAGTACAAAAAGACGGGCCAGAAATACTGGTTTGAAAGTGGCTCGCTGAAAAACGCCATCTATCAGGTTTACAGCAAGAGCGACAGCAGCGCGACGAATGCCACTTATCACATTGCATGGAATCACCGCAAAGTTCCTTACGGTTTCATGGTGGCATACGGAACTGTGAACGCAAAGGCAAACGACTTTATCGGCAATGCCCGCAAGAGCGTTGCACAGGCCGCGCTTGAGGCTGCGTTGTCCACGTTTCAGGCGCGAATGGGTGAAGTCAAATGACAGTTGAGGCCGCATTATTTGGCGTGTTATCCCCGTTGGTAAGCGGGCGCTGTTTCCCCGACTTTGCGCCACTCGGCACCGTGCGCCCGTTCATCACGTTTGAGCAATCAGGCGGGGAAGCGTTGTCGTTTCTGGACGGCACGCTACCGGACAAGAAGCATGGTCGATTCGAGATAGGTGTCTATGCCGACAGCCGCGCCGCGTGTGCCGCGCTCGCTTTGCAAGTTGAGTCAGCTATGGCCGCAGCCACGGTGTTTCAAAGCACCGCCATTCACGCGCCGATAAGCGATTACGCAAGCGACGTGAAGATTTACTCAAGTACTCAGAATTTCAGCGTTTATTCAGACAGATAGTTGTATTGCATGTATTCAATTGTTGCGCTACAATAAAGGCTCAACAAATGGAGTAAATTTTGAGTGAAATAAAAACCGGAATGTCGCTACGAGACCAATTCGCAGCAAAAGCTATCCCATCAGCAATTGGCGTGATGCGCGATAACTACAACAAAGAATACGCAGGAAACAAGTTGGGCGTTTGGTACTGGGAAGAAGAAGATTTCATTGAGGTTGCTGAGAGAGCGTATGAAATAGCAGACGCAATGATTCTTGTTGGGTGTGGAAGTGCCACCTAAGCGCCCAAGAGGCAGGCCACCAGCACCACCAACGCGCCCGATAAGCATTCGGGTAACGGTAGAGCAAAACGAAGCATACAAAGCAGCAGGCGGGGCCAAGTGGTTCAAGGCGCTGCTTGACAAGCTGCTGAAGAAGCAGAAATAAGCGAACCCGCAAGGTGCTATCAACACCGAGCAGGCTCTAGCCAATCAGTAAAAAGGACTTACGTCATGGTTGAAGCAATTTTAGCGGCAAAGAAAAGGTACGTTTATCCAACGCCAGAGGCGATTGAAAAGCGCAGGCTTAGTAAACAAGCGTATTACGAGCGGACAAAACAGGAAACGATCTCACGCGCACTGAAGTGGGCAAAAGACCACCCTGAAGCGATGGCAGAACGCGCTATGGAGCGGTTGCGGTTGAAGAGAATTGCAACGCCAGCATGGGCTGATATTGATGCTATTGAGGCGGTGTATGCGGAGGCGAAAGCAAGAAACGCTGAAGCAGGTGAGAAGTGGCATGTTGACCACATCGTCCCTATAAGAAGCAGGATTGTCTGTGGGCTTCATGTTCACTGGAATTTATGCCTGCTAAGCGCATCGGAAAACATAGCAAAAGGCAACAGGAGTTGGCCTGACATGCCGTAAGAAATTTATCAAACAAACAGAAGCACCCTAGTGGTGCTTTTTTTGTGCCCGCAAGGGCTTAACAGCAACCCGCTCAACGCAAGTTTGGCGGGTTTTTTTATGCCCTTTGCGGGCAATTCTCGTCCAAACTTATAGGAGCCACACATGGCACAAGTACCTACCGGGGCGACCTTTTATGTCGCATCAGCTTTCGGCGTAGCAAAAACAGTTACTGCCGTTTCCAACGCCTCTGAAGCAGTCGTCACAGCAACGCACGATTTCTCCATCGGCGACATCGTTGAAATGACATCAGGCTGGGGCCGCTTGAACAAACGCGCATTCCGCGTGAAGTCAATCAGCACTACCGTATCGTTTGTGCTGGAAGGCGCAGACACCACAAGCACCAGCTTCTTCCCTGCTGGCACTGGCACTGGCACTGTGCGCAAGGTATCAACCTTTACGCAAATCACCACTGTCATGTCGCCTTCAAGCTCTGGTGGCGACCCGAAAACAGTGACCTATAAGTTCATTGAATCGGACGTTGAGTACATGATCAATGACGGTTTCAGCGCCACCAGCTACAGCATGGATTTGGATGCTGATTCGATTGGCACTGCTGGCTACACCGCACTCAAGACATTGACCGATGTGCAGACCGACACGATCCTGAAAATCGTTATGCGCTCTGGGTCAATCCTGTTGATCCCCTGCACGCTGGCTCTGAATGAATCTGTGTCATTTGCCGATGGCCAGATCAACAAGGTCAAAGCAGCCTTCAACGGCAACAACCGCTTGACTCGTTATAGCGCGTAAGTAGCGCACGCCACAGCCCGCCCTGAGAAATCTCGGCGGGCTTTTTCACGCCCCTGGTCGCTCCAGATACGGGCGCTTTTTCTCCCACAAAACGAAAGTAAATCATGGCAAATCTTAAATTTGGCAAAACCCCGAAAAATTTCAAACCATTCAATGTGAAGTTCACGCTTCCAGATGGCGTTGAAGATCAAATCCTCGTTACTTTCAAGTACCGCACCAAGCTTCAGTTTGCCGAGGAAATCTTGAGTGAAATGTTTGCTGAATCTGGGTATGAAAAACCAGCAGATGGAAAGATTGATTTTATAGAGTTGTTCAAAAAAGGCGGCGAAAAAACAACCGCCCAACTTGGCAAAATAATCGATGCTTGGGATTTGGATGAAGAACTCACTCCATCCAGTTTCACTACGCTGCAAAACGAATACCCAGCGGCAGTAGCTGCGATTACAGAGGCGTACCAATCATCCTGCACACAGGGGAAATTGGGAAACTAAAAGAGGGGGTGCAAGCGTTTTATTCACGCACCCCAACAGAAAAAGAGTTAATCGGGACTGGTTTCACGCCAGCCGATTACGAGCAGGATGATTTTGATGTTTGGCCTGAAAACGAGCCAGCAATCAGATTATTTACTAGCCTGCAAACTCAATGGCGCGTTGGTATGAATGGCCCATCAGGCCTTGATTACAACGTGCTTTTCACCCGCATGGAACGCATGAAACTGACAGATCAGGAACACGACTGGCTGTTTGACGACATCCGCGTGATCGAGTCCGAAGCCTTATCCATCATCAACAAAAAAGACTGATTAAACATGGCAGATACACAAATCAATGTCGGGATGAACGTCGATGGCGTCATCACTGGCACTGAAAAAGCCAAGCGCAAAATCAGCGAGTTGGGCGGGGCCGCGCGTGAAGCTGGGAAAGGTACCGGTGCGATTGGTGATGGCATGGCCGGGAGTGCGCAGAAAGTCGAAGCCGCCACTAAGAACATGGTTGGCAGCATTCAGCGCCAAATTGCAGCGCTGGAAGCTGGCGACAAAACAAGTCGCAAGTATCAGGAATCGCTGGCGAAGATGCGCGGCATTGATGTGGCTGCGCTGCGCCCGTATTTGGATCAGTTGGATCAGGTCAAGGCGAAACAACTACAGGCCGCAACATCAAGTGAATCACTGGCGAGTAATATGGGGCTGGTGCGCACGGCTGCGCTCGCTGCGGGCGCGGCTGTTGGCGTCACCATCGCGTTTGCCAAATCCATCATTGATTCGGCTGACGGCTTGAATGATTTGAGTCAGCGCATCGGTGTGTCGGTTCGTGACCTGGGCAAGTACCAACTCGCCGCAGAGCAATCAGGCGCAAGCCTCGAGGCCATTGCCAAAGGCTCTAAAGGGCTGGCCGATAACCTGCTGAAGCACGGCGATGCGCTGCGCAAATTCGGCATTGACGCCACCAGCATAGACGGCGCATTGGTGCAACTGGCTGACGTTTTCGCCGGTATGCCGGATGGCATCGAAAAGACGGCACTTGCAACCAAACTATTTGGCAAAGCGGGCATGGATTTAATCCCCATGCTTAACCTCGGCTCTGAAGGCTTGCAGAAAGCCGCCGAATCATCCGCAGGCTTTGCCGAACAAATGGCAATCATGGCTCCGCTGGCGGATGCGCTAAATGACAACATGGCCGAAATCGGCATGTCCACCAAAACCGCAGGCGCGGCTATGGTGAATGAATTCCTCCCTTCGCTGAATCAAATCACGCTCGCGCTTACCGGGTCAAACGACAGCGCCAAATCACTCGCGGCCACGATGGGCGGCGTGGTCAACGTGGCGATTCAAACCGCCGCGCTGCTGATCTCTGACGTTGTGTTTGTACTCAAGGGCATGGGCCGTGAAATTGGCGCGATTGGTGCGCAGGTTGTGGCGCTGGCAAAGCTCGACTTCAAAGGCTTCACAGCCATTGGCGATGCCGTCAAAGACGACGCCCAACGCGCCCGCTCAGAGCTTGACAAGTTTCAGGCTGATCTGGTGCGCAGCGGAATAGCAACCAATGTCCAAGCCGCTTACAACAAGCGCCAAGGCACAGGCGAAAAGCTATCAACCGGCTCCGCGCTGCTAAACGCATTAGGCGGCGATTCGTCAGTCGCCAAGGCGCTGCGCGAGCAAAACAAAGAACTTGAAATTCAAGCTGGCTTACTGGCTGAATTGTCAGGCTACACCAAGAGCTATGAAGATGATGCACGCCGGTTGGTGGACATGCGCAAAAAAGGATTACTAACAGACGAAGCCTACACCCGCGCAATCACGGCATTGGTAGAAAAGCAGCCCGCGCTATCTGCTGCAACCAAGGCCGAAGCCGACGCGCTAAAAGAGCGTAACAAGGGCTATCAAGCAGCTATTGACGCGCAAGACAAGCAGGCTAAATCGGTTGAGGATTTGCTCAAAAAGCAGCTAGAGCACAACGCCGGAATAGGCCTGAGCAAAGAAGCGCTGGCAGAGCTTGAAGCCGCCACGATGCTTGCCAACGCTGCCGAAATCGAGCGCCAATCCAATCTCGCTGACGGTGTGATGCGCAGCCCTGAAATCATTGACGGCCTGAAGCGTGAAGCGCAGGCGATGCGCGATTTGGCCACGGCCAAAGTGATTGGCGCACAAAAGCAAGCCGGGGCAGATGCGGCTGACGACATGCGCAAAGAGCAAAAGAAAGCCGCCGAGGCCAGCGAAAAGTATTGGGAAGACGCCCTGATGCGCGCTTTCGAGTCCGGCAAGGGCTTTTTTGAGTCGCTGTGGGACACGATCAAAAACACGCTCAAAACGCAAGTGCTCAAGGTCATGGTGCAGGGCACTATGGGGGTGTTGGGTATTGGCGCAGCGGGCGCGGCGTCTGCCAGCAGTGGTGGCGGGACGGACATTCTTGGACTTGCCAATATGGCCTCCAGTGTGTCAAACGCCTACAACGGCATTTCTAGCCTTATGACCATTGGCTCGCAAACACTGGCAGGCACCATGTCTGCGGCCAATGCGCTGGGAACCATCGCTGCCAATGCCACAGGAACAGGAATCACCGGCCTGCTGGCGACCAATGGCGCGTATGGCACAGCCGCCGCTGGCTCTGCATCAGCAGCCGCTGGCAGCATGACAAGTACGCTTACAGCCATCCCAGGCTGGGGCTGGGCTGCTATGGGGGTCGCCGCCCTTGCAGCCATCGCAGGTGGCCATGGCGAAACCCGCAGCGGTGCGCAGTATGGCAACGATGGCGATGGCACAGGCGTTAATTTGCTCAGTGGCCCGAGTGGGGGTGAGATTGGTGGAGACGCGGCCAGAAACTTGTTCACAGCCACCGAAACAGCCATCAATGACACCCTCAAAAAAGTAGGCAGCGCGGCAACCCTGGCAGGCTTTGAGGGCGGCTTGGAGTCGTCTGAAAATGGCAAAGGCTTCACCTACGCAGGCGGCACCTTATCCACAGGTGCCAGCTTTGGCGTCACAAGAAACACGCCAGAGTGGTACATGAACAACCGCGGCGACAAGACCCCCGAGCAAGCTATGGCCGAGTACGTCAGCGAAATGCGCGTGTCGGTGCTTGAGGCTCTACAGGCGGCTACTGACGTGCCCAAAGCCATTGCAGATCAGCTTAAAGGTGTTGACCTGAGCAATATCAGCCAAGCATCTTTTGACGTGCTTGAAGCGTCTGTGCAAAAGGTTATCGCTGATGTTGACGCATTCAATTCAGCGGTCAAACTGATGCCGTTCAAGGAACTGGAGGGCTTGAGCTTTGACGCCGCCAGCGGGTTGATTGCAGCAGCGGGCGGACTGGAAACCCTGAGCGCCAACCTGGGCACCTACTACACCAACTTTTATTCAGAAGAAGAACAGCGCCTGCAAACCATCAAGACGATCAACGCCACCGTTGCGGGCAGCGGCCTAGACGCCGCCACCGCCACGCGCGAGAGTTTCAGGCAGATCGTTGAAGCGCAAGACCTCACCACCGAGAGCGGCCAGCAAACGTACGCCGCGCTGCTGTCGGTTAGTGGTGCATTCGCGGGCCTGACTGAATCAAGCGATGCAGCAGCCAAAGCCATTGCCGAGGAATCAGCCGCCAAAAACAAGGCCATTGCCGAGCAGCGCCAAAGCCTGCAAGACGAGCTAAACGCACTGACAGACACCGCAGCGCAAGCCATTGAGCGCGAACGCAGCACCATCGACGCATCCAACTTGGAACTGTTCGATTTGCTCCAAGCCACCAAGTTTTTCGTTGATGGCAAAGAGGCATTTGTCACGCTGTCAGATGCGCTATTCAAAGCCGGTGACGCCGCCGAACTGCTGGCCGCCCGCACTGCCCGCGCTTTTGCTGACCCGTCAGGCCAGTACAGCGCCGGTGGTGCGCAGTACAACAACCCGCAGTGGGAGGACGGCGACACCTCTGCTACCTTCAATTACAAGTACGGTGTCATGCAAGCCCGTATGCGCAAAGACCTTGGCAGCGAGCTATCGGCCAACGCCTTGAGCGTGCAAAACATTGCAGAAGCGATGCAGCAGCTATCTGTCGCTCAAATGATGAGCCAGTATGACCCCGTAACCGGCCCCCTGTATATCGGCATCCGGGACGCCATCGTCAAGGCCAGCGGCGACACCACCTATGCTGTACGCGACGCGGTGGACGCTGCGTCCCTGTACCTCGCAAAAACCGATGTGCGCGGGCAGTACACCTCAGCAGGCCCCGGATTGGCATCTATCTATGCCGCGCAGGCCGCGCAAAGCAGTGTCTCCGTGCAGGGCGCCGCTGGTCGGTTTGGCTGGCAAACCGGCGAAGATGTAATCGCCTACGGCCAAGCGCTGACAAACCTTGAGGGCACGCTCAAAACAGGCAAAATCGACGCTGACCAGTTTGCCAATGCTGTCGAATCCCTCAACGCTGCCATGCCAGAAGCGGTGGAACTGCTGGGTGACACCGAGGCGCAAATGGAGCGCAAAGCAGGGGCTGTGGGGGCGCTAGGGAAGGCGGGGCTGGACAGCCTGAACTACTACTTCACATCCCTGTCAGGCTTGTCAGATGGCCTGGCCAAAGCCGCAGAAGCCGCAGCAGATCCCATTGCCACCATGACCGCCAGCATTGGCAGGCTTAACAGCTTCACTGCGGCCTTTGGTGTATCTGCCAACGCCGCCATGAGCATCGGTGCGGGTAGCGAAACAGAGACAGAGCGATTGGCGATGCTTGAGGCTGCGTCTGGTCGCATCGGCACTGGTGCCATGATTGCCCAGGCCGCAGCCATTGCCAGTTCGGTACTCACCACGGCAGACGCCGCCCAAGCCGCCAAGCGACTTGCCGAAACCACCGCATTTGCCGACACCAGCGATGTGGGCATTCGCAACGCCAGCCTGCTGCTTGACGGCGTGCGCCAGTATGACGCGCAGAGCTTTGAAAATGCCTTCATCAAAATTAGCGACAGCTATGCCAGTGGTAATTTGACCGGCGACCAGTTTACCGAACTGTTTGCTGACGCGCTCACCAGCTTTCAGGGTGTTGACGACGAAACAAAAGCGCTCACAGCCAGCATGGAGTCGTTGCGCGATGCCATGACCAGCTTTGCCGACAAGCTGCTCATTGACCAAGGCCGCACTACCCTGACCGCTGGCCAAACGCTGGCAGAGATGCAGCGGCAATATGCCGTGGCCTACACATCAGCCACCACAGGCGACACGCGGTCAGTCAGTCAGTTTCAAAGCCTGGCGACTGACTTGCTGGACAAAGACCTGTACAGCAGCCAGAGTGAGTACAACGCCGCTTTTGGCCGCGTTTACGGTGACGCACGCAACCTAGAAACGCTGGCCATCGAAACGATTGCTGTCAACACCAACCAGCAAAATGAAGTGGTGAATGAGTTGCGCGAAATGAACACGGCACTCAATAACCGCGTGGAGTCGCTTGAGAAAAACCTTACCGCAGCGCTGGCCGTCATTGCCCGCAACACAGCCAAAACATCGCAAGGCATTGAACAGCAAAACACAGTCGGGGTGACCATCGCATGAAGCTAATTCGCCCGATCCAGATCACCGACGCCATCGTCACCAGCAACAGCGCGGTGGATGCTGACCCGGTTTACAGCGCAGGCACTACCTATGCAGGCGCGGTCAAAGTCACCTACAACGGGCGCATTTACTTGAGCCTGCAAGCGGCCAACACCGGCCACACCCCTGGCGAAACTGCTAGCGCGGCGTGGTGGGCTGACCAAGGACCAAGCAACCGCACCGCCATGTATGACGGCTTGGTCAGCACCCGCACCACAGCCACCGGCACGCTGACTCTGGTCATGACCGTGCCAACTGCGGTCAACACCTTGAGCCTGATCAATTTGAGCGGCGTTCGCACCGTCACCATCAGCGCCACCAAAGACGCGGTGGAGGTTTACAGCCGCACGGTGGATTTGTGGGACACCTCGCTGATCACCGATTGGGCAGAGTATTTTTTTAGCGAAGCCGAACTGCGTACCGAGCTTGCGCTGACTGATTTGCCGCTGGTACCGGGCCCGGTCATCACCACCGTTCTGACCGGCACGGGCACTGTTGGCGTGGGCAAGTTTGATCTGGGCCTCGTGCTGGACGCAGGGCTGGAGGAATACGGCCTCAAACGCGAAGGTATCGACTACACCAAAGTCACCTTTGACAACTTTGGCGTGGCGACCATCGGCACGCAGATTTATGTGCGCAAGTTTTCAACGCAGGCGCTGATTGAAAACGCCCGATTGGACATGATCACCCGCAGGCTTGACAGCCTTGCCAGCATCCCGCTGGTCATCATCGGTGCCAATGGCCGCTATGACTCCATGCTTGTCTACGGCCTGCTTTCCTACAGCCTTGACCTGGCCCTGTATGGGTACAGCTACATCAGTTTTGACGTTAAAGGACTTGTTTAAATGACTATCCCAGCAGCCCCCACGGTGCCGGTGCCCACCAGCAGCACCTTTGCCACTGACGCTTACGCCTTTACCCAATGGCAGGCCGAGCTTGGCCCAGCTATTGACGCTGAAACAGCCCGGTTGAACGCGCTTGCTTTTGGCAGTTACAACGCCACCAGCACCACCAGCCTGACAGTCGGCACAGGCAGCAAGAGTCTGACCGTTGACACTGGCAAAGGTTACGCAGTCGGGCAAGCCGTCATGATCGCCAGCACAGCAGGCCCGACGAATTACCTGACCGGGCAAGTCACCAGCTATGACAGCGGCACGGGTGCGTTGGTGGTCAACGTCACCAGCGTTGCGGGCTCGGGCACTGTTGCAGCTTGGACTGTCAGCGTGTCGGCGGTTGTGGCAGGCGGTGGCGTATCCCCCTACAGCATCGTCGTTTTGACCAGCGGCACAAGCTGGACGTGCCCGGCTGGGGTGACTAGGGCGGTGTTGACTGTGGTCGGCGGGTGTGGTGGTGGAGGCAGCGCAACATCAACTGGCGGTCCGGGTGGTGGGGGCGCTGGCGGCTTTGCTAGGGCCATTGTCTCGCTGACGCCTGCCACGTCCTACACCTACAGCATCGGCGGCGCTGGTTCGGCCGGACCTGCTGGCGGCGCTGGCGGAACAGGCGGAAACAGTACGTTCGTCATTGCATCAGACACATTCACAGGTGCAGGTGGGCTTGGGGGTGGCGGGAGCACCAGCAGCGCCGCTGGTCAAGGGGGCGCAGGCGGCGGTGGTACAGCACCTTACGGGGTAAGCGGCTATGGTGCCACTGGCACAGGCGGCGATACAGGCGCATCCAATATAGCGGGCGAAGGCGGAGTGTCGATCATTGGCACCAAAGGCGGGAACAATTCCGCAGCGGGCGAAGCAGGAAAAATTGTTCTGGAGCTTTACAAATGACAACCACACACATCATTCAAAACGGCGTGGTGGTTAATACCATCGTCGCTACCTTGCAAGAGGCTCAAGCAGCATTCCCGGAAGCGACCTGCATTGATGGGAGTGTCGGCGCAATCGGCTGGCTGTGGGACGGAGAAGCACTCACAGCACCGCCTGCGCCGCCTGTCACCCGCGACGATCTGAAAGCCGCCCGCGATGCCGCAGTCGCTGCGATCAAAGTCACCACGGCAGCAGGCAACACCTTTGATGGCGACGAAACAAGCCAAGGCCGTATGGCTCGCGCTGTCATTGCCCTGAGTACGGGCCTTGCGCCCAGCGTCACCTGGGTACTTGCTGACAACAGCGTGATCGCGGCTACAGCAGCGGAATTGACCGAGGCGCTGGTGCTGGCGGGTCAGGCGCAGGCCGCGATATGGGTGATCGAATGAACGAACTCAAACGCCGCCTGCTGAACCTGCTGATCAGCCTCGACCAGACGCTGTTCTGCTGCCTCACCTTCGGTGATTCCAACCCAGACGAAACACCTTCCAGCTATGCATGGCGTGCCGAGGGCCTGGGCAAGTGGCAAGGCAAATTCTTTCGTCCGCTGATCGACTGGATTTTCTTGCACGCATTCGGCCAGAAAAATCACTGCTACAGCGCGTGGCTCGCGGAAAACAAATCTGAAATCTGGAACGGACTGAACCATGAGTGACCAAATGCTTTTTAACGCCGCCTTTGCCATTTTCATGGTTTTTTTGGGATGGTTCATGAACAGCCTCAAGGACACCATGAAGTCACTACAACACTCTGACGAGGTGCTGGCCACCAAGGTGCAGGCCATCGAACTGCTTGTTGC